CGTTCTTGAAAACTTTACTGAAGACTATAACAAACTGTATTTGGAAAATGCTTGGGATTCTGATTACCGCAAGGAGATGGATGTTGGAGACATTATCTGGCAGGTCCAGAACCTTCATGTATATGAAAGGCATTTCGATCTTGTCAAATGAAAAATGGGATCAGCGGTATTTAAAGCTTGCTAAAGAAGTTTCTTTTTGGTCAAAAGATCCATCAACCCAAATAGGTTGTATAGCTGTTAATGACAAAGGTCAAATACTTGCAACTGGTTATAATGGCTTTCCTAAAAATATAAAAGATTCTCGAGATCGTTACGAAAATAAAGAACTGAAGTATAAATATATAGTGCACGGTGAAATGAACACTATTTACAACGCAACTCATAATGGAGTATCTCTAGATGGAGCTACTATGTATGTGACAGGATTACCAACTTGCTCAGATTGCGCAAAAGGAATCATACAAGTTGGTGTAAAAAGAGTCGTAATGGAGAAGGTGGATATACCTGACCATTGGAAAGACTCATGGAACTTAACAAAATCACTATTCAACGAAGCGGGAGTCCAACATGTCTTTATCGCAAAAAATACTTGAGTCAGAAGAAATAATTGAAACAGATAACGTAGTCGAAAAATCAGTAGAAGAAAGAGAAAACATTATAAATAATTTAAAAGATAGGATTAAACGCCTTGAAGTAGATATGGCACATATGTTAAAAAGGGATTTCGAATATGCAGATCGGAAACGTAACGAACCAATACATTAATAATTACCATTATCAAAGTGTACAGCAGGTTAATCAGCAGAAAGAAACAAGAGCAGCTGAAAAGTTAACAGAACAACAGCTGCTTGAGTACAATCAACAGTTGTATAGAGAACAACAAAGATGGTTAGCTTTTATTGTTATGATGCAGTTCTTTGCAAATAATAGAATGTGGTCATTATTAAATCAAATGAGAATACAAAGAACTATTGATTTAACTGCATAAACTAGTTTACAAATTACATCTTTTGTGGTATAATATACTAAAATAGTATAGAGGTTTTTATTATGAAAAAGATACTTGTAGTAGGTCATAGTCCTGGCGCTACAGATATTATGAAAAGAAAAAATGGATCACCAAGCTTGAATAGATTAAATGCTTGGCTGGATAAATGTGGAGTTGATATATACAGCTTTAGTAACCTTTGCGCTTATCATGCGCCTATCTTAAAAAAATCTGATATTGATGAAATGTATATTAAAGGCATTACACAATCATATGATAAGATAATTGCTTTAGGTGGATTTGTATCTCAGTACTTAAGTAAAATTAATATTAATCATTACACAGCTCCACATCCATCACCACGAAATAGAAAGTTCAATGATAAATCATATGAACCAAAAATGATTAGTGGTTTACAAACATATATAAATGTGGTATAATATAAAATAACGTGGAGATTATATTATGAAAATAGGTGTAGTACTCGGTAGAGGAGTTGAAGGAGTTGGACTAACTAAAAATGTAGTTGAGCTCCAAAGATTATATCCTCATGTAGAAGTTTATGCAACAATCGATAAGCTTTGGGGAAGAATGAATTCTATGGATCTTAAAGTAAATTACTTTAGAGGTGCAGATTGGGATTCAATAAGCAAACCAACTAAAAAGTTTCCGGACTTAATGACTTGTACACAGGTTGTAGATAAACTAAATCAACTTGATCTTTGTTTAGTTTACAGCATTCCATCTTTATCACATCCTGAAGAATGTATAGATAACTTCGTAAAAATGATGGATAACGTTAAAGTACGAAAGTCTCTGATTCAAGTTGATCATAAGATACAATCAATATATCGTAATGCAAAATTGAAAGAAATATGCGAGAGAATGAATGTATTGATGTGTCATTATGTTGATAATCCATTTGGTCAATGGGTTAAGAAAAACAATATAGAAGTTCCTCTTTCTAACATGGGTGTAGGTTTCAATTTCAATAAAGATTATTGGAAACCAATTGATGAACAAAATCCTAGGATTACAAGGTGGGTTGGCCGTACCGCAATGTGGAAAGGTCCGGATATTATGATTGATATTCATAATGATTATTTACGTAAGATGAATTTTATTACAGTGCTTGAAGGATTAGAAGCTTCAATAAACTATACGGCAGTTCTTTACAAAGACAAGAAAAATAAAACTAATCGTAGGGATGTAATTAATTACTTCAGACCAGAAAAAGAATATGATAAGAATGGTAAATATCCTGTTTATGGAGCCGAAGAAGTAAACAAAGGTGCTTATCTTTATGGTGATTATAAACATCACGATATGATGGAAAGAATGAGTTTAGGAGGGTTTGGTTCTGATCTCATGAATTTTAGTGATAACATTTATGGTGATAATGTAGAATATTGTCATACAGATTGTTTTGCAGCAGGAGTTATTCCATTATTTCATAAACACTTTTGTGATAATGTTATTCATAGAAAACAGGGTAAACCAGTATCTAAATGTGATAATACTGGTACGCTTGGAATTGATTATAGCAATGCGGCTGAAGTAACATCTACCATGGAAAAACTTGTAAATGATAATGTTATGAGAGATGAGTGGAGAAACATGATGTTTGAATTTTGGAAAGAACATTGTGATGGAAAGGTTGTCTATGACGACATCATAAATAAAACATTACACTACAATGAAGTTAAAGAAGAACCAACACTAGAGGAATTTTTTGCATGAAGATAACAATTACAGGAAGCGGTGGATTTATAGGATCACATCTTAAAGAAAGATTAATAGGAAAAGGACACTTTATAACGGGTTGGGACAGAAAGTCTGGACGAGATATAAAAGACTTTGAAACAGAAGGTGCAGACATGGTTATACACTTAGCTGCATATGCCGATGTTAGAGCATCTATAGAAAATCCGGATAAGTACTGGACTAATAATGTTGAATATACTACACGCATTCAAAGGATGTGTGAAGCTCGAGACATACCGCTTATATATGCATCATCTTCTTGCATACATGCCTGGCACAAATCACCTTATGGAATAAGTAAAAAGGTAAATGAAGAAACGGCTGGTGATAAGCAAACCGGTTTAAGATTTACTACAGTCTATGGTGAAGGTGCAAGAGATACTATGATGATAGGAAAGCTTATAAGGAATGAAGCTAAATACGCAACAAATCACGTTAGAGATTTTATACACGTAAATGATGTTTGTGATGTCATTGAATTATTAATTAATAAAAATCCGGACTCTTGGCAAAAAGCATATGATGTTGGAACGGGTACTGGGAATTTAGTTAGTCATTTGGCAAATGATATATGTGGAAGAGATCTGCCAGTTAATGACGGTGATCCATGTGAAGCTTTAGACAATACTGCCGACATAAGTCCTCTACAAAGAGAAGGTTGGTCAGGTCCAAAAGTAAATGTAAAAGACTTTCTTATGGAAGAGTTTAATAAATTAGGTGTGAAATGAGTTATGCTAGTATAGTTCCTTTGATAGGTGGTGAAACTATTGCAATGCAAAATGCTTTTGGGAAAAGGCCTGAATATATTTTAAGCTATAGTGATTTTACACCGAACGATAATCATCTTATAGAATATTATAATAAAGAAGTTCCCTATCATCTTATAAATGAAGGTAAACCTAATGTTCCCTCTGTTGATGTTGTCAATACTGTTTGCCCTTGTGCCGGTCTATCGAGTCTCAGTACTTCATCGTCTTCAGATGCAGCTGTAAATGATTGGATGCGAACCTCTGCTAATTATATCTTAGAACACATACAACCTAAAGTCTTTTGGGGAGAGAATGCACCAAGATTAGCTAGTAAGATGGGTAAACCTATTGTCAAAAGTTTAAGAGAGATAGGAAAAAAATATGGCTATTCTTTTTCCATTTATAAAACAAAATCTATTCTTCATGGATTAAGCCAAGTTAGAGATAGAACTTTCTACTTCTTTTGGAAAGGTGATAAAGTTCCTAAGTTATCTTTTATTGATAGAAAATATGAACGTATTGAAGATGCCATTAGAAAAATAAAATTGGATAAAGATGATCCTATGAATGTTCCTGCCAATAAAGAACTTCCTACAGATAATCCATATTACAAATATCTTTTAGAAGAAGTTGAAGGCGGTATAACACATCAACAGTTTCATGAAAAAATAGATAAATCTATCGGTGCATTAGAAGCAATTGAAAGTTCAGGTGTTAAGTATCGAACTGTAGCCGAGTGGATGAGAAAAAAAGGATATGACAAGTATGCTGATAAATGCGAGAGAATGCACGATAAGTTAGAATCCGGTGGTAATATCATGCGTAAAACTACATTGATTCCAAAAGATTATATAGGTGCTTTTGTCGGTCATTTACCAGCATGGCTAGCTCACCCAGATGAAAACAGATATTTAAC